GAACCGCACTGGGCGATCAATTACAGCCATTTTCCTGGGAGGCAAGTGTATATAAAACGGCTATGGGCACTGGCCCTCGGCCCCAAGGGGGGCAGGAATGAAAAAGAAGCGGATATTGTCGCCCTTGTGAGAACAATTGTATTTTTGTCATACATGACCACAAATTGTTTTATCGTGGCCGGCGTCATTCACCACTGGCAGAAAGCTCCTTGTTCTTCAGCAATTGTTGAAACTTCCTCAAGCGAGGCAAAAGAGATGGTTCGTAGAAATGATCTGCGGCCAAAAGCTGTAGAGCAGTTTGACGATCAGCTTCAAGCAAGGCAATCAGATAGGACGCCTCTTTCATCGACAGGTCAAACACTGGATTTTTCACGAAAGAAGATAGAGCAAGTTCTTGAAGATTCTAGTGGCATTATCTGATCAGGCTGTTAATCCAATCAATAGAATCCTCCTTCGTTGCTTGAAGGATTGCGGCGGCAAGCGCAAAGCAGTAGTCGTCAATTGAACTTTCTTTGCCGCCAGTGACGCTCCATTGCCCGCTTTGTCTATAAATTACGCCAAGATTTTTTAACTGCTTAATTGCTTCCTTGTGATATGGCAATTCAATTAGCCCGGAATTCAGCAATTCTTTTAACTTGCCGAAGGCGCGCATTTTTGTAGACACACTCCAAGTGAGTTCACAAATTGGAAAAGATTTAGAGAGGGATTGAATGGTAGACGCAGAGTTATATTGGTCTAGCGATATGCTCTCAAAATCATACATTCGATGTTGTTCTGCAATCCAATACTCTACTTGCGCAATGTTTACTTCTTTCTTTCCAGCAATCTCAAAATCCGCTAGAAATTCATGGAATTTATCAACTATCAATCTCTCTCCTTCGTAATGAACAATACAGGCAACATAAGCGTCTCTTCCCTTGCCTCCACGTGCAGGGTCCAGGGCCAGCACATAGCTTCCCATTAGCTCGCGCTGTGGAATGGAAGTTGTGCGATCCTTGTTTACTGCTGCATCAATAATCTCAGCAGCGACCAAGGAAGAGTTGTTCCGTCTAAACTCAGCGCCAAATTCCACTCGAAAAGCCTCTTCATCCTTCTTGCGTGCATTTTCAAGAAAGTCACACCCCCAAGGCAGTCCTGGGTTTATATCCCAAGTGGCAATCTTGCGGCAACTCATGCCCTTAAATTCGCCACTTTCCGCTTGATTAAAATGATCAAAAAAGAGACCGTCTGCCAACCAGGGAGAAGAAAGTTCAAGGATTTTACTATGCGGAGCAAACTGCGCAATAGATGGAGATATGGCATCAAACAGTGCCTTTGTCCCTCTATTCGCATCACCGTCTAGGCCAAATGCGCATTCGTCAAAAATCGCCATAGCCACTGCTTTACCCCGCGAAGCTCTTGCAGAGGCAGGAATAGCTTGGAAGACGCAACCATTCGTCAGCTCAATATCCAAAGTCGTTTCTCTAGTGATTTCCTGCTCGAGGGGGCTATTAGTCAGCATCTGACGGATAAAGTCAAGCGCGATCGTTGCTTGCTTGAGGTCGTTGGCAACGGTGATGACATAATACTTTTCCCCTTTACGCACCTTCTTACGGAAGTAGTCTTCCTGGCAAAAGGCGGTGTAAATGGCAGCAATGGCCGCCATTGTGCTTTTAGAGCTGCGCCGCCCTAGGCACCACACTGCATGATTAATTTTGTTTTCAAATAAATCATTGAGGATTTCTTTTTGTTTAGGCCAGAGAGGCAAGCCCAAAACGTGCTCTGCAAAATCACTGCAGCGAAGTGTTGTCATTTCAAAGTCTCCATGGGGCGCAAGTGTTCCTTCCCTACAAAATACGCGGGCCTCCCTCTTGCGGGATCTGCCCAATACTGCTCTTGCATTGCCTCCTTGCCATAGCACCATCCATGAATCAGCGTCTGCTGGTTTTCAATGGTGACAAGGACAAAGATCTTTTCTGGGTCTTCTTGTCTTTGAACGATTAAGTCGTATGAGGCCTTTGAGCGAGTTTTAACGTCCATACCTGGCAAGTCGTCTGAACCGCGCCGAGCTTCAGTTTCCTTGAAAAGATGCTCTTTCATGCCAAGGTAGGAAGCTACAGCCATTTCCCCCGCAGCACCAAGCAAATGAATGTCAAGGGCTTTACTGCCTTTCCATGCCCCTCCGTTCCTTCCGCGAAGACCTCGCGCCTCATTCACCCTCTGACGCCTCAACCCCTCATCCATCGCCTGCTGCCTTTCTTCTTCTGTGAAGACAAACTCTATGGGGATGGGCATGATAAGAGAGAGAACGTAGCCACTGTAGCCACCCTGCTAGCATAATTGCAACATATCGTAAAGATGCGGGTGGAAGACACTGTAAATCTTGGTCACAACGGAGATGAAAGTCTGCGGGTGGATGGCCTGGTCAATGCCTTGACTGGCATGAACACTGCGCGGGACAAGAGCCGTTACACCACTACCACCCCCATCGTCTTCTTGGCTCAAGAAGAACTTGAGAATTTGTACTCAGAGTGGATTCCCAAGCGCATAGTAGACATTGTTGCCGAGCAGGCCACTCGCAAAGGATTTAAGGTGTTATTCGGCGGGGAAGGCGCTGCTGCTGAAGTTGTTTCTGGAATTGAGCAAGTGATCGAGGATTTATACATCCTTGAAAACCTTGGGCTTGCCTGCAAAAACTCCCGCCTGTTTGGCGGCGCAGTGATTTTGCTCTACATTGACGATGGGCGTAGTGCTGATCAGCCCGTGGACAGACGTAATATCCGCAGCGTTGAAGGAATGGAAGTGCTAGACCGCTGGCAAATTGCGCCAGTGATTAACGAGGAAGCGCTTTACGACTATTCCAAGGCCAGTCACTATCAAATCATCTCAGGCGACCTCATTCGGCAGCCTCAGTTAAGCAAGATCCACAAGGACAGGATTCTGCGCTTTGATGGTGAATGGCTGCCCTATCGCATTAGACAGAGGAACTATGGGTGGGGAATGAGCACGCTGCAAAGCGTTTATGACAGCTTCCGCTTCTACTCCACTGGTATTAGCGCTGCATCCACGCTGTTAACAGAGTTCGACATTTTTGTGCATAAACTTCGCGGGCTATCCACCATGCTTGCCGCTGGCAAGGAAGGAGACGTGCGCAGCCGCTTAGTGCTGAACGATATGAGCAAAAGCGTATATCGTGGTTATGTAATTGATGCAGAGAAAGAAGAACTAGAGTTTATCAGTCGCAACTTTGGCGGCATAGGCGAGATCCTAGAAAAACTCCGCATTGATATTATTGGTGCTTCACAAATTCCCCATACAATCTTGTTTGGCGAAAGCCCTGGCGGACTGGGCTCCACTGGCAGAAGCGAGGAGCGTGACTTTGCCAAGATGCTTGGCGACTACCAAGGCGCACATTTCAAGCGTCCCATGAAGCAGTTAATGGAGCTGATCCTGCTGAGCAAGGAAGGCCCCACAAATGGACAACTGCCAGAATCTTGGCGCATCCACTTCAATGATTTGTTTGAGCTGAACGAAAGAGAGAAAGCAGACGTAAGAGCCCGCGTGGCCGCCGTGGACGGGCGATACATCCAACTTGGCGTGTTGAGTCCGAAGGAAGTTGCAGATGCCCGCTACGGGGGCACTGAATGGTCAATGGAGCTAACCCTAGACCCAACAGTTGTGCGCGAGATTCCGCAAAAGCCAGGGGAGACAAAAGTGCCCCCCGGCGGACGCAACCCAATGAATGAAGAAAATGGCACTTTGCCGATGGACGGCAGCAGGGAAGTGGAAGATTCCGCCGGCCTGTTTCCAGAAGGCTCCCTAGAAAAAGCCCGAGGCGACGTAAAATTCAAGGACGAGGATCTTCACCAGCAGGCCATTGCCGCTGCCAAAAGCAAATTCAATGTGTGGCCCAGTGCTTACGCCAGTGCTTTCATGGTGAAGAAATATAAAGAGCTTTACGCTCGCAAGCACGGTGGCGGCAGTGGCATTAAAGGAGACAATGGTGACATCACCTATGACGATCTGGATAAATGGTTTAAGGAGGAATGGGTGAGAATTGGGGCTAATGGGGAAATTCTTGGTGAATGTGGCGGCCGCGAAGAAAAAGAAGGAAAGCCTAAATGCTTGTCACAAGCAAAAGCTAAAGCAATGAGCGAAAAAGAGCGTCAAACAATTGTCGCCCGCAAGCGCAAATCTGACCCCAACCCCGAACGCAAGGGGCCAGCCAAAATGGTTAGCAGCAAGGTGGATGCCATTGAGCCCTTAAAGGCGGAAGGGCGCATTTTGGGGGGCATTGATGAAGCTGCGTTTATTTCCGATGAGGACATTGACAAGGCCTTAGCTGAATGGAAGGAGGAAGCCCCTGCCCGCTTCAAAGAGCTTCTGGAAGCTGACAATGCTTAACGATACAAGCCAATTTTCGTCCATTGTGCTTTCTACAAGGCTTGATGCAGCGTGGTCTTATGATCGAAGCACAGGGCGCTACCGCGATGAGAAAGGGAGGTTCTTAAGTCAGGCTTCCGTGGAAAAGCTCGTTGACGCTCGCATTGGCAAGCTAGACGCCTCCCTGAAGGGTGTCACGCGCATGTTAAGCAGTGGCAATATCACGCTTGATCAATGGGAGCAAAGCGTGCGAGAGGCTATTAAAGGTGCCCACATCCAAGCGGCAATCGTGGGCTACGGGGGTAAAGATAATATGGGAAGCGGCGAGTATGGACGCATTGGCCAGCGACTGCGCGGCGAATACGCCTATCTACAAAGTTTTGCTCTTGACTTGCTAGAGCAGCGTATTTCGACCCCTATGGCCCTCGCTCGCATTGGCCTATATGCGCAAAGCGTAAGAGGCTCGTATTGGCAAGGTACTGAGCTTCGCAAGCAGCAACAGGGCTATGGGCTTATGGAGCGCGTCCTTGACGCTCAGGCTAAGCACTGTTCCGACTGCTTGCGCTATGCAGGGGCAGGAAGGGTGTCTATTGGCACCCTGCCTCTTCCTGGTCAGCGCTGCGAATGTGGAGCCAATTGTAAATGCAGCGTGCGTTACTACAGGCAACAGGCGCCAAGCGTGCCAATGTAAAAATGGGCCTTAGTATCTAGCAAGTTTCATTGCTTTTCAGTGGCTAAAATTTTATTCTGTGGCGATGCAGGTGTAGAAACGGGCTTTGGGCGAGTAGCCCAGCACATCATTCCAGCCCTGGCAAAAGAGCACGAAGTACATACACTGGCAGTCAATTGGCACGGCGACCCCAACGAGATACAGCAGCATTGTCGGATGTATCCCGCCATGGCTCACGGTTCCGACCCCTTCGGTTCCCACCGTATTGGTGGGCTAGTGCAGACCATCAGGCCAGACCTAGTGTTCATCATCAATGACATTTGGGTGGCCATCAATTTGATTGATGCCATTCAGCCACTAAAGGAAAGCATTGGCTTCAAGACTTTCATTTACACCCCCATTGACTCCTATGGGCTTTTTAGCGAGCTGCTTCCTGCCATTAACAAGTGGGACAAGCTTGCCACTTACACTGAATTTGCCAAGAAGGAGATTGAGCTGCTTGGCTACCAGAAGCCAATTGAGGTGATTGGTCACGGCACAGACTTCTCTAAGTTCTTCCCTCTTGATCAGGACGAGTGCCGCAAGGAACTAGGAGTGCCGCAAGATGCTTTCATTGTCTTTAACGGCAACAGGAATCAGCCGCGCAAGCGCATTGACCTGACCATCAAGGGCTTCATCAAGTTTGCAAAGGACAAGCCTGATGCAAGGCTATGGCTCAATATGGGAGCGAAAGATATGGGCTGGGATTTGGCGCCTCTATTCCGTCGCGTGGCTCGTGACGAGGGCTACGACCCTGTGGGCAAGCTTATCCTTACGAGCCCTGATTTTTCCACCCAGAACTGCCTGCCCATTGAGCAGCTCAATAAAGTGTATAACTCAGTGGACATTGGCGTGAACACTTGCATTGGCGAGGGCTGGGGGCTTGTCAACACTGAACACGCTGCCACAGGAGTGGCGCAATTGGTGCCAGACCACACAAGCCTGAAGGAAATCTTTGATGAGGTGCCTCGCATTGCTTGCCATGGCTCTGAAACCGACAGGAACTATGGACTAGAGCGGCCACTGCCCGAGCCTGAAAGCATGGCAGAATTGCTCACTTATTACTACGAGGATCGCAAGGCCCTGAAGCTTGCTGGGAACTGGTGTTACCATCGCGTGCATGAGGAGCCCTACACATGGCCCTACGTGCAGCAGCAATTGCTTTCCTCCATTGAAGCCCTCTTAGCAGAGCCTGCAGCGAAAGAGCCTGCGGCGTTCAAAGGCTTTGGCACTCCCGCGAGGATCAACTGATCATGCAAGTTTCCCAAATCTTTCTTAGCGACACTGATAAAGAGCTATCGCCGTTCCTGCAACATGCCACTTCCACCGTTAAAGGAGCATTCCCTGATGCGGACTATGTGCTTTACGACAAGGAAAGCCTGCGTCAGTTTATTGCTGATCACTACGGTGATGAAGTGGTGGCTGCCTATGACTCCTTGCGGCCTTATTCCTACAAGGCTGACCTAGGGCGCTTCTGTCTGTTGAATCACTTTGGCGGTTGGTATTTGGACATTGCCGTGAGGGTGGCCAATCCAGTGGAAGTGGGGGAGCGCATTGAGTTCTTGGCCTTCCGTGACATCCAGCGGTTTAGCTTCACTTCCTGGGCTTGCGCCACTACTGTTTTATATTCAAAGCCAAACAATCGCGCCCTGCAGATTGCCATTGAAATGATTGTAAACAATTGCGCAAAGCAATACTATGGCATCACGCCATTGTGTCCTACTGGCCCCACGCTTCTCGGCAAAGCATTGGCAGAGCATGGCAGCCAGCCTGATTTTGTCTATGGCGACTACCTAGAGCTGACCCCCTCCTGCGAGCAAAAGAATCGGGCGTTTGTCCTTCCTGATGGCACGATCATGGCATGGAGCAAGCCATCTGGCGGCGGCGACTTGACAGGCGTTGGCGCAAAAGGCGTGAACAACTACAATGAGCTATGGGCGCAGAGGCAGGTTTATGCAGCCTAAAGACTTGACCATTTATGCAGTGGGGATGCCGCATTTGCCCATTCGCTATAAATCGGCAGCTACACTGATTCCGCTGTGTGCCCATGCCAGCAGCATTTCCAATGACGAGCGAGCGCGCTTGGACAAGGAAGGCTGGCTTTTTGATGACACCGGCATCAACATTTCAGCCCTAAACCCATGGTGGGGAGAGCTAACTGCCGTCTATTGGCTGCTTCGCAATGTGGACTCTCCATTGATCGGCAACGCGCAATATCGCAGGTATTGGCAAGAGGAGGCCATTGCGGCTTCTGACGAGAGCATCTTGTATGTGTCAGAAACTTGCACTTTTGGTTGCTCCCTGGCAGAGCAGTTCCGTGGTGGACATTCTTTTCGTGGCATTGAAATGACAATGGAGGCTGCTGAGCGAGGGCTGCTTCCGTTTTCAGCTTCTGAGATGGCTGCCGTTTGGCAGCAAAGCGCATTCTATGGAGGCCCCATGATTCGCGGTCCATTGAAGCATTACAAGGCGTTTATGAACATTCTCTTTGATTGCTTGTGGCCCGTATGGGAGCAAAACAAAGAGGAGATCAAAGCCTTGACGGGCTACGACCAGCGGGCAATGGCTTTCATGGGGGAGAGGCTAATGTCTGGTATTATTCTGATGCGCGATAAATTCTTACCTGATGTTCCCATGCTTTGCGCCCCTCTACACTTCATTCCATGACTCGCACCATTCTTGACCTTGGCACACAGCCACTAGCAAATAATCTTTGCCGCACTGCGGCAGAAGCCATGAGGGCTGAACGCTTCCCCTTGCGGGCAGTAGTGGAAGACGACCTTACCATTCATCTAGATTGCGAAGTTGAACCGGCCAAGCTCTACCAGCACTACCTCTATCGAAGTGGCAC